CGAGCTTCCGGAACATGACGAAGGCGCTGACCGCGGGAGACTCGGCCAGCGGGCGTCAGAAAAAAGCACTCAAACTGCTCGGTACTACGGCCAAAAAGACTGCGCAGAATATGCAAAAAGATGCAGTTGGCACGGTTATTACCCTGCTGGAGCGTCTGAATGAGCTGCCGGAAGCCTCTCGTGGTGCCGCATCGCTTGACCTGTTCGGTTCTGAGGCGCGAGCTCTGACACCGCTCATCACGAATGTTGATTTGTTGCGTAAGGCACTTGGTATCGTGAACGACGAAACCAAGGTCGGCAATGCGGTCAACAAGGAATATGCGCAGCGCCTCAAAACCACGGTCGAGCAAGCGCGCATATTCAGAAACCGACTTGATGCCATGCTCATCAAGGTGGGTAATACTGCGCTCCCGACGATCAACAATCTGTTTGACCCGGTCGCGACAGGCGTTGAGAACTCAATCGAGTTCATGACCAACAAGCTTGAGAACTTCAAACAGTTTCTGGACGGGTTCTTTACCGAACTCGGCTTTGAAGGTGGTGCCAGCGATGCATTCGGCCAGCTGGCCAAGCAGCTCGGGGAATTGTTCGGCGATGGTAACACCGATCGCGGCGAGCAGCTGGGCCAGGCGTTCTATGCCGGCACTGAAGCAGCCCGAGAGCTCGAGCCGATTCTCGGCAGCATCAAAGAAAGCCTCACAGCGATCGCAGCATTGGACCTGCCCAGCATCGACTTGGGTATCACAGGCGATATGGCGGCCGGTTTGTTCACCTACGCAGCCGCAATGACGGCAATCAACATTCCGCTTAAATTCCTTACTGGAATGAAGTTGACACCGATCCGTTCTCTCGTTCGCGCGATGGTTACACTTGCAGGCCTTGCCGGCGGGCTTGGGAAAGTGTCGAAAGCACTGACTGGCATAGCCGGTGCTGCAGGTGGAGCGGCGGCAGCTGGTGGAACCAAACCGCGCCGCCGGGGTGGTCGAATGGGCCGCTTTGCACGTGGTGCAGGCGGAGCCATTGCCGCAGGCGAGCTTTTGGACGGCGGTCAAATCAGCGCAGCAAATACCATGGCGGGTGCCGGAATGATGGCTGGTCCGGCAGGAGCCGCCGCCGGATATGTCGCCGGAACCGTTATCGACGCTGGGCGCGGTTTACACCACATCGCGACAAACAAGCGGGCACAAGCGGCGCTGGCGAGACAACGCCGCCAGCAGCAGGAAGAAAATCTCATGGCGCAGGATCTGCGGGTCACGCCGATGAGTAATGAGCAATTACGGGCAGAAGGTGCAAAGACTACCGCTATTGCAGCCGAGCAGCTCGCAAGAATTCAAGCCATTCTTGAGCGAAACAAACTGTCCAACCAGCTTGAAATGACACCTAGTGGAAAGGTTTCAGCCGAGGTCACAGGTGAAGTCAAATCAGTACTCGAGGGCAAGGCCGACGTGAACGTTCATGTGAAGGTCACGGGCCCGGCTCGCGTGACCGGTGCCACCGTCTCGGGCACCGGTCATGTTGAGCCCTCGATCGGCACAGACACCACTGGAGAAGCACCATGAGCAACTGCCGTGACTGGTCTAAAACGATGCTGGCCGCATCGTACAAAGGTGTTCCTTTTTACGTCGACCAGCATGAAATCGTCGGCGGCCGCAGGATCTCCATCCACGAGTTCACGAACCGGGACAATCCATTCAATGAGGATCTGGGCGGCACTTTCCAGCCTGTGACCGTGAATGCCTACGTCAGTGGCGACAATGCCGACGCAATGGCTTCAGCGCTTTTTGGTGCTTGCACCTCTCACGGAGCTGGAACGCTAATCCTTCCGCTACTGGGTAGCCATCGCGTCCACTGCGTCGATGTTAAGATGAAAACGGACTATCGAAAGCTGGGTCGCATTCAGCTCTCGATGAATTTCGTTAAGGACGCAGGCCTCAAGGGCGGCCTTACCGCCCGCATCAATCCCCTCCGACAGGTTCAAGTCATCGCGCAGCAGGCAAGACAGGTTGTCTCGGACGCCTTCTCGGCGCGCTATGGGGTGCAGGACCGGCTATTTGGCCGCTCCACCGATATCGCCAAGGCACATGTGGCAGATGAAATACGCTTGGTTGCAGGCCTTGGGCTGGTAGCACTCGAGGGAGTCGTCTCCAATCAGGGCGTTTATGCCAGCATCAACCGGGAGGCGATCACCCTGGCAGAGCGCGCTGATACGCTCAGCCGGCAAATTGTCACTGTGAGCCAGCTACGTCGTGTTTCTTCCGACAAGGATTCGCAGCCTCCTTATGCGGAAGCTGGCCGACTTACGAATGCACTCATGGGTAAGCTTGGGGACTCGGTCGAAGACAAGCGGGCACTGTTTCTAAGCCTGGCGGAGACATTACCCTCGATCGGAGCACCGTCGGAGCTGGCCGTTGATCTTACCCATGCTTCGATTACGCGACGGAGTACGGCCAAGCTGGTCAGTGAGTACAGGACAGTGGCACGCCAAGCCATGGCGATTGCTGCGATGCAGGCGGCTGGCGAAGCAGCGAAATCTATAACAAGCCGCCGGGATGCAAGGTTCATCCGCGCTCGCATGGGCGATGTTACAGACCGCATAATTGCTGAGGCCCGCTCTCAAGAAGAACTCGCTGTCCTAAGTGAATTGCGCGGTGTGGCCGCTCAATCCCTCAAGGAGGCACCGGTAGAGGGCGTCGATACCTTCCGCAACAATAACGGTCGGGACAAAAACCACATTGGGAACGCAGCTGAAATGGTCATCAATGCCAGCCGCCAGCTTCCCGCGACCTACTGGGGATGGAGGCTTTACGGCGACCCCGCCCGCGCGCAGGAGCTGATCGAGCGCAACGACGTCCCGCACCCGTCGTTCATGCCGTATGATTTCGAGGCACTCGGCCGATGAGCGACAAGCGCGAAGTCGTGACCGTCGTGGCCGGTGGCTCCGAGTTTACCGGCTGGGAAACCGTGCAGATTACCGCGGGCATCAAGGATCCGGTGCGCTCGTTCTCCCTGACCGTTGCTGAGGCGCAGGGCGACTGGGTTCTGCCGCCCAACATGCCGGTGCAAATCCTCGCGAACGGTTCTCTGATGCTGAACGGCTTTGTGGATGTGTATAACCCGCAGCACAATGGCGGCAGCGCCACCCACCATGTCAGCATTACCGGGCGCGGCAAGGGCTGCGATGCGGTAGACTGCTCGGCGCAGCACGAGACTGGCCGCTTTGAAGACAAAGACCTGTTGCAGATTGCAAACGAGCTCGACGTCCATGGTATCGGCTTCACGACCAACGCAGACCTGAAAACAATCGATATTGCGCAGCTAAACCCGGGCGAAAAAACGATTGGTTTCCTGCAGGAACTGGCTCGCTCTCGCAAATTGAACCTCATGGGCAAGGCCGATGGTTCGATTGAGATTTACAAGCCTCAAGGTGCCAGGCATGCCGGCGCGCTGCGTTTGGGCATCAACATTCAGTCGGGCAATGCCAACCTGAGCGCACATCAGAAGTTTTCCGATTACATCGGCAAAGGGCAGAACACTCTCGGTGTTACCGAACAGGAGTTGCGGCCAGAAGCAAAGGTAAAGGATTCAACGGTTTCCCGGTACCGGCCGCTCACCATGACTTTGAACGAGGAAGCCACGCCGGAGCTACTTGAAGAGCGCATGCGATGGGAGGCAAAGCGCCGGCAGGGTCTGTCGGTAAAAGCGTCCATCACCACGCAAAGCTGGCGCGATGGAGCCGGTATTCCTTGGGAGCCGGGCTTTCTGGTCTACACCAGCGACAGCATCCTGAAGATCGAGCAGGACATGCTCATCGAAAAGTGCGTCTGGAAGCACGGTTCTGCGCCCAGCGACAGCCATTCGAGTACAGACCTGAGCCTTGTGGACCCGAAAGCCTATGACGGTCCGGATGCTGGTGCGAGCGAAAGCGATGGCCAATGGGCTACAGGTGTCTGAGATGTACGATAATTCGATGAGACATGCGCGGCTGGTGCGCACACAACTGCTCGAAACCCGTGACGATCTCGAACAACAACAGATGATTGTTCAGGGCCTCGCCGGTGAGCAGCTGGGCGGTGATCGCATGGTTGCGCGGGTCCAGAACTTCGGTTTCGCATCCTCGCCCCCGATCGGCTCGCACGGGTTTGCGATGCAGATGAACGGTGCGCGGGGCATGGCCACGCTGCTTGGCATGGAACACGCCGACCACCGCCAGCGCAACCTGAATTATGGCGAGACCGCTATCTATGATGCGCATGGAAACGTCATTTCGCTCGTACAGAAGAAAATCAGAATAGTGTCTGCGGATTCAATCGAACTGGTAGCACCCGAAATCGCCCTGAACGGCAATTGCACCATCGGTGGAACGTTTGGGGAAGGCAAACCAGCCGCTCTGCAGG